TCTTTAGGAAGTACTATTTGTTGGGCCGCTGGTCATAGAGAGCATCATCAAAACTCAGACTATAAAGGTGACCCACATAGACCTCACGGTTCATTATGGCATAAAGTGAAAATGTGGTTTTATTATTTTCCCACCTGGCATATTAATCCAATGATAGTAAAAGATTTAATGTCTGATAAAGACCATCAATTCTTTCATAGACATTATTATAAGATTATTTTTTCTTATATTGCTATACTTGCTTTATTGAATCCAGTATATGTTGGATATTTTTATTCTATTCCAGTTTTATATACATTGTTCGGTATTAGTTGGGCAACAGTAATAGCACATAATACGTTCTTAGGCCGTATTGGTTGGAGAACATATAACACAGACGATTATAGTTATAACAGTAATTTTTGGAATATATTATTAATGGGTGAAGGATATCATAATACACATCACAAATGTCCATGGCTTTGGAACACAGCTTTACATAAAGATGAATGGGACATATCATCTTGGGTTATTAAGCGAATAGGAAAAAACTTAACAACACATAAAGCATTAAAACACCCACCAAGAAGATTCGGCGAAGAACTTAGGAATGAATTTAGAGATGTACATAAAAGATTGAATGAGAAAGAGCCAGGTTATCATGAAGGATTTAACACATAATCAAAAAGTAAAAATATTACAAGCATTTGCTTGGATAGGTTCCATATTTACTCTTACGTTTTATTGGAATCTACAATTATTTTTCTGTGCATTATTTACAGGTTGGTTAATTCATGGATTAGGTTTATGTGTGAGCATGCATAGAATGATAACACATAGGTCTTTTACACCGAGAAATAAATTTGTAAAATATTTTCTATGTTTTCTTTCTACAATCTGCACGTTGGGAAGTGTAATAGCATGGCCTACTACTCATAGAAATCATCACAAATATACAGATACTAAAAAAGACCCAACATATCCGCATGGTTCATTATGGTATACAATAAAGTGTTTATTTTATTATTTTCCTACACATGATGACTATCAAGGTGCAATGATTGTTAAAGATTTAGTTAAAGATAAAGATTACGCATGGTTCCATCGCAATTATTTTAATATTATTTTAGCATATATAATAGTATTGGGTATTATCAATCCATTATATATTGGCTATTTTTATTGTGTAGCAATGATACCTGTTTTTATAGGAATAGGTTGGGTAAGTGTTTTAGCACATCTTCCTAAATTATCATTCTTTGGATATAAAAATTATAGAATAAAAGATACATCATACAATAGTCATTTTTGGCAGTTATTGACAATGGGTGAAGGATTGCATAACAATCATCATGCTAGACCTGCTGATTGGAATACAGCAAAGAAATGGTATGAATTTGATATTGCATCATTATTCATAAGACTATTTAGGAGATAATATGTCTGTAAGGGAAACAATTAAGGAATTAATAGGAAAGAATATTAAAGGCGTAGATGTATCAACCATTACAAACGAACATACATTAGAAGATTTGGGAGCAGATTCTTTAGATTCTGTTGAGATTGTGTTAGCAATAGAACATGAATTTGATATAGAAATAGAAGATGATGAGTTTGATGAACTTCAAAATTTTGGAAAATTAGTAGAATATGTTGAGGATATGAGTCAATGATTAACGTTGAAGAAAAGGTTTATGAAATAATAACAAAAGATTTATGTCATGCTGGTATTAATGTTGATGACGAGCAGATTAGAAAATTAAATTCTTTAGAGAAATTAGGTGTAGATTCGACTACACGTTTAGATATTATTATAGATTTAGAAGAACATTTTAGATTATGGGTAACTGAAGATAAAATGAGAACTTTCGATAATATAGATGAAATAGTGGAGTATTTTGATAAAGCTGATTTGATATGAAATTTATAGATATTGAGAATAAACACGTTTTAGTGATTGAGGATTTTTTTGATGAAAAACAATTACTCAGCATCAAAAGAGAGATTGCATATTTAGAATGTGATGAGAAATTATTGAATCCTAATTTTACAGGCTCTGCAATAGAAAATAACGATAAGCCTAGAAAGAATAATATGGGATTATGGCTTGATTCAGTATATGCAGATAGAAATTTTTCTGCTATATTAAAATATACTTCTGAACTTTTTAATGAAGATGTTACAAGTAAATATGAAAGTATGGATATAATGAATCGTTATCTGAGAATGAGCGATACTGATAATACATTATTAAGTCAATATAAACCTGATGGATTTTATAAACCACACTCTGATACTAGTACTATAACTGCTTTATTTTGGTTTAAAGAGGGAGATGTACAAGGCGGAGATTTGTTTTTACATGATTTTGACATACGTATACCATTTAAAGAGAATAGAGTTGTAGTGTTTCCGTCAATTTTTATTCATTCTGTGAATTTAGTTCAAGGAACTGGAAAACGTTATTCTATTACAAAATTCATAGGCAACAAGTAGTTCCAAATTTATAAATAGAGATATATTATACTGGAGACTACCATGGCTGTTCCATCAACAAGAAGTGCATTCAAAGAATACTGTTTAAAAAGACTAGGAAAACCTGTCATTGACATCAATATAGATGAAGAACAATGCGAAGACCGTATAGACGAGGCGTTAAAGTATTATCAAGATTATCATTATGATGGAACTGAAAGGGTTCTACTTAAACATCAAATTACGTCTAGTGATATAACAAATGGATATATTACATTAGCCGATGAAGTTATAGGTGTAAGCAGAGTTTTAGATTTAGGCCAAGCTGTACAATCATCAAATTTATTCAATATCAGATATCAAATACATTTAAACGATTTATTTGATTTGTCTGCATCATCATATGTTCCTTATGTTACAGCAATGAGACACGTAGAAACTTTAGAAGAACTTTTCGTTGGTAAAAAACCAATAAGATATAATCGTCATAGAAATCAATTACACATTGATATGGATTGGGACGAAGATGTAACGGCTGATGAATATATCATTGTAGATGCACATCAAATTGTTGACCCAGATACATATACTGATGTTTGGGGAGACCGCTGGTTAGGTAGATATGCTACTGCATTAATTAAAAAGCAATGGGGTTCTAATCTTACTAAATTCGAGGGTATGCAACTCCCAGGCGGTGTAACGTTTAATGGAACTAAAATTTATGATGATGCTAATGAAGAATTAAATAAATTAGAAGAAGAAATGATTACATCATATAGTCTACCAGTTACAGACTTGACAGGATAATAATGTGGCAATTAATTCATATTTTAAAAATTTAACGTATGCTCGTGAACAGGATTTAATTGAAGATTTAACAATAGAATCAATTAAACAATATGGACATGATATGCGTTATATTCCACGTACATTAGTTCGTGATGATTCTTTATTTGGTGAAGATACATTATCATCATTTGATGATGCAACTGAATTAGAAATGTATATAAAGAATATAGAAGGCTTTGAAGGAGAAGGTGAGTTCTTATCAAAGTTTAATCTTGAAGTACGAGATACTATAACATTTACAGTGGCACGTAAAAGATTTGACCAATCATTAACAGAAAAAATTACTACTGAAGATGGTTATAATTATCTAGCAGAAACAGCTAACACGGCCGCTCCATCTAGACAATTTCTAACAGATTCACAAGCAGGTGATTCTTTAATGTTAGATGGTGCTGGTGAAGGATATACAATAACATCTAATAGACCTAAAGAAGGAGACTTACTTTTCTTTCCACTAGTTCAAAAACTATATGAAATAAAATTTGTAGAGCATGAGTCTGTATTCTATCAGTCAGGAAGATTACAAACTTATGATTTACGTTGTGAATTATTTACATATAGTAGTGAAAAAATTAGTACTGGTAATACAGCTATTGATGCTATTGAGACTGCATTAACAACAGATATTCTCGCATTTGAGTATGCACTTGATGATGATGGTACATACGGAGAAGGTGTACTCAAAACTGAAGATGATGGTAGTATCATGCAAGAGTATAGAATCGAAGGTACTCAACCAACTGCTAATAATGAATATTTACAATCAACTGATTCAATATTTAGCACAGATGCAATAATTGACTTTAGTGAAGGAAATCCTTTCTCAGAAATGGATAGGTACTAATTATGTTTGGCGCCCAATATTATCATGGCATTCTTAGAAAGTATGTAATGGCTTTCGGTAACTTGTTTAACGATATTATTATTCAAAGGCTTAATACTTCAGGAGTTAAAATACAGTCTATTGCTGTGCCTATTGCATATGGTCCTAAAGAAAAATTTCTTGCAAGACTTAAACAAGACCCTAATCTAGATTCAAAAACAGCAATAACTTTACCGCGTATCGGTTTTGAAATATCATCATATCAATATGCCCCTACTAGAAAACTTTCTTCTACTATAAAGAACGTAAACATATTGAATAGCGATACAGCTAGATTAAAATCACAATATGTTCCTGTTCCTTATGATATCAATTTTTTGCTTTCTATATTTGTAAAAAATGCTGATGATGGTTGTCAGATAGTAGAACAGATATTACCATATTTTAGGCCAGAATTTACTACTAATGTAAGATTGATTCCAGAAATGGATATAGTCGTTGATACACCTGTTACATTACAAGATATTTCGGTCGAAGATTCGTATGAAGGAGATTTTGATACAAGACGAGCATTGATATATAATATGAATTTTATTGTTAAAGGATTATTATTCGGACCAGTATCTACTTCTGGTGTTATTAAACGTTCTATTGCTAGAGTTAAACTTAATATTGATGCTGATACACCTACTAGTGAAAGAATTACAGTTACACCAACTACATTTGCAAACGGTGCACCATTGTTCTCACCATCATCTAATGCATCATTATCTGTTGCATTAAGTGAAATTAGTGCAAACAGTAATTATGGATTTACTACTGATATAGAAGATGACCCATTCTTAGTATTAGGCTTTGAAGACGAATTGGAGTAATTAATTATGAAAAATGTTAAAACAAATTTAGAGAAAACTATGGAAGATATTCTAGAATTGTCACCTGATACAAAATCAATGAAAGAAGTTCTAACTAATGGTGAAGTATTACCAGCTAGAGAATTAATTAATTCAGATAACATTACTGATGAAGATTTTGAATATGCTAGAGATAATTTAAAAGGAATTATAGATAATGGTCAACAAGTAATAGAGGAACTTTCTTCTATTGCATCTACTTCAGAATCACCTAGAGCATTTGAAGTATTATCAGCTTTAATGAAAACAATCGTAGATGCAAATAAAGATTTATTAGAATTACAAAGAAAAGCAAAAGCTATAAAGAAAGAGAGTGCTGAAGTTCAACCAAAAAATGTAACAAACGCATTATTTTTAGGAAGTACTAAAGATTTACAAAATTTATTGAAAAATAATTCTACTTAGATTATGACAGACATATATGCCGCGAATCCTAATCTAAAGAAGGCGTATCAATCTTTAGAATGGGATAAGGAAAGATTAAAAGAATATATCAAATGTTCTAACGACATAAACTACTTCATTAACAAGTATGTTAAGATTGTTAGTCTAGATGAAGGTCTTATTCCTTTCACAATGTATGATTATCAGAACGATTTAGTTAAACTAATAGCAGATAATCGTTTTACAGTAATCAAAACTTGTAGACAAGCTGGCAAGACAACAACAGCCGCAGCCACAATCTTATGGTATGCATTATTCAATACAGATTATACAATAGCTATTCTTGCTAATAAATTATCAACAGCGAGAGAAATTCTTGCTCGTGTACAAAGAGCATACGAACATCTTCCTAAGTGGTTACAACAGGGCATATTGTCTTGGAATAAAACTTCAATGGAGTTAGAGAATGGAAGTCAGATAATATCATCATCAACAGGTTCTTCTGCTATTCGTGGTTATTCAATTAACTTTTTATATCTTGATGAATTTGCATTCGTACCTAGAAATTTACAAGAAGATTTCTTCACATCAGTATATCCTACTATTATTTCTGGTACTAATACAAAAGTTGTTATTACATCAACTCCTTGTGGATTTGATTTGTTTTATAAGATATGGACTAATTCAGTAGAAGGAAGAAATGAATATAAGAATTTTGCTGTAAACTGGGACGATGTTCCTGGTAGAGACCTTGAATGGAAAGAGAAAACAATTTCTAATACGAGTGAAGACCAATGGAGACAAGAATTTGAGGCCGAGTTCTTAGGTTCTACAAATACATTGATTGCTCATAGTAAATTATCTAGTATGGCATGGCATACTCCTATTCTTCAAGGATATGATGAAAGTCTCTGTGTTTATAAAGAGGCTGAAACAGACCATGTATATTATTGTACTGTCGATACATCTCGTGGAGCGGGTATAGATTATTCTGCTTTTGTAGTAATAGATGTAACAACAGTACCATTTGAAGTTGTTGCTACTTATCGTAATAATTTAATAGAATCATTAGTTTATCCTAATATTGTTCATAACGTATGTAAGTCATATAATGATGCATATGTATTAGTAGAAATTAATGATAATGGCCAACAAATAGCTGACATATTACATGGAGAATTGGAATATGATAATATCATATTTACAGTAATGAAAGGACGTGCTGGTCAAATTTTAGGTGGTGGTTTTTCTAAGACAGGTACTCAGAAGGGTGTTAGAACAACGAAACAAGTTAAGAGAATAGGCTGTGCTAACTTAAAAGCTATAGTTGAGAATGATAAGATTATAATCAATGATTATCATATTGTTAATGAATTGTCAACATTTATACAGAGATATTCTTCATATGAGGCAGAAATAGGAGCCCATGATGATTTAGCAATGTGTCTTGTTTTATTCGCATGGTCTACTAATCAACCATTCTTTAAAGAATTAACTGATATGGATTTGAGAGCAAAATTGATTAAAGATAGAGAAAGACAAATGGAAGAAGAAGTTTTACCTTTTGGATTTTTAGATGATGGTGGTGACCCTGAAACTGAAACTACTATAAATAAAGATATTAATAACAATTGGTTATTTCCAGACGAAGATGAACGAATCTATTAACACTCCTTTGAATTTTAGTACAGCCGCGGCTGTCAGAGTTAAAGAACTTTTAAAAGAAGAAGATAATGATGCACTTATGTTACGAGTGTACAT